CGCTCAGACAGCGCCACGCCAGCAGCGTCAACTTGCGCCTGCAATGCCCGCTCTTTGGCCTGTGCGGCCTCTACAGCGGCGGCTTCACGCTTCTGCCACTTTGCCCGCTCTGCCTGTTTGCCGTTGCCGTAGGCCCACGCATAAGCCGCCACGATCAGCAAAGCGCCTCCGATATATGGCGCAAGACGGATTGCCCAGGCTGGCACGAACATGGCTTAAACCTTTCGGTGCCAGATGATGCCGCCAAGGCCAGAGGCAAACAACGCCGTGATCAGCCATTGAATATTATTTGATAGCTGCGCCGCCGCTTCGCCTTCCACATGTAGCGGCACGATCAATAGTGCAATTGCCAGCGCAATGGCCAACAAGCCCGCCCAAGTGGATTTCTCATGCAACCGCGCTTTAAGCCATTCAATCATTAACCCTCTCCTGTTGTGTCAGCCGCCGCAGTGCCGGCCCAAGGCGCAGGCGATGACCGCGCAACGCCTTTAGGCCAACGCAACGCAATCAGCCTTGCGCGCGGGAAGCGGCGCACGTTGACCGCATCGCCTTGGTTGCCGCCCAAAATGTTTAGCGATGCGTCTGTGTTGACGCTCTCGACAAAACCCACATGACCGCCACCGTCGCGGCCAAACACAGCGACACAGCCAAGCGGTGGCCTCGTGGCAGTTGTGCTAACACTATCGCCCCAAGTCGCCCAAGCCTTGGCGCGGATCGCAATGGGTGGCGGTTTCAGCCCAGCTTGCGTAACGCAATGCGCAGCAAACAAACCGCACCACGGCACGCTGTCAGCGCCGTAGGCAATGCCTAGCACACGCGCGCCAAGCCGGTTGCCCCATGACATGATCACAGGATTGTTGCCTGCGCCCGGCACTTCCCGCGTGCCAATCAGGCTATGCGCTTCCGTCATCCATCGCATTGCTCGACCTCCAAAGCTGCCAGCTTCAAAGCCCGCGCCATTACGGCGCGCGTTGCGCCTTGTAGCACATCGCTGCCAATGACGCCACGCAACCAGAACAATTCGCTTTTGGCGACATCCGCAAACTCACGCGCCCACACCTGCGCCACATCGTCGGCATGATCTGCAAACGTGTCAGCCTTAAGCATTTCCCAAGGAATTCGCGCTTTCACTCAAACATTTCCGGCTTGACGGTTAGCGTTGAAACTTGCCCGTATTTGGCGTGATAGGTGATTGCATAGGCCGCCCGCTCTGCATGATAGCCGCCACGCGCCGCATAGGCATCGCGGGCTGCAAGCGTTGGGTGCTGCATCCATTTGATGCCGGAAAACTCCTTGACCACTTCGTGATGGTAATGGCCGCTGTGGCCATAGGCCATTGTTGTTTGCCCCCACATTTCACGGAATTGGCTGGCAAACAACGCCGGCAGCCCGTCCATCCTCACCTTATGCCCGTGGTGAAACGCCAGCATGACGTTGCCGTGCTGATAGGCATAGAACGGCAGCGGCGAATCTTCCACCGTAACGCGAGGTTCATTCTCGAACAACGCCTTGAACATGACGCGAAGCCAGACCGATGAGGCTTCGTCATGATTGCCTTCGGCGTGTAGCACGATCACTTGTTCGTGCCGTTCCAGTGCCATGCCGACGATCCGCCGCAAGATGCGAACGCCAGCTTCAATCATCTTGGGAAACCGGCTGTCAGCGTCTAGCAAATGCCCGCTTGCAGGCGTTAGCGGCTTGAAGCTATCGTAATGGAACCAGTCGCCAAGCTGGCAGACGATGCCCATTTTAGCCGCTGGCGCATTGTCAATCATATGGCGATAGGCGTTTGTTATCAGTTTTTCAGCAATGGCCAAGTCCCAATCTTGGCCGCCCTCGCGGTGCCACGCCAGCATCCCGACATGGTAATCGGTGAAAACGTAAAGGTTCAGCAGATCGGCCAAGGTTGCAGCCGGTGGCGTAACAGGTTCCGCTGGCGGTATGTCCTGGGCCAAGGCTTCCGCTGCCGCACGGATCGCCTCTTGCCGCTGTTCGTCATCTAGCCGGGTTTTCACCCATTGAGCGCGCTGGTTGCCGTCTGCGTCAAAGTATGTCGAAACGCCCTTGATAACATAAGGCGCATGGCCGTCACGTTCCGCACCTTGTCCAATGCCGCCAGCCCCATAGGCTTCGCCTTGCGTTGCCTTGTGTCGCCGCACCGCTGACAGGATGCCCATCTTGCCGCCATAGCGGCCCGTTCTGGCCAATGCCCGCCCACTGTTGCCAGCCTCTACATAAGCCGCATATATTTCGGCATCACGCGCCGGATCGATATCGTGTTGATTGCGCGGCACGTCTCACCTGGTAGCTGCGACAGGACGGCCCTGCGACGATTGGCGAATTATGTAGCCTTGCCAAGCAGGCGCTGCACCGTGCGCGTTTCGTAAATGCGAATTAGCGTCCACACGATTGTCAGCAGCGCCGCCGCAGACGGCAGCCATGACGCCAGCGTGGCCAGCACAACGCCGATCGACAAAATGTCACCCGCCGGCTTCATGGTTTCCATGATGCTATGCGTCGGGCTGGTCATTGTCACTATCCTCTGGCGCTATCGGAACGATTTGCATTGTGTCCAAATCAACGCGGAACAAATCCGTGCGATAGAAATGGCTTACACTAATTATGCCCTCATTGCTATGCACTTGATTAGCCGCATCGCTTTCAGCGCACATGACGTTCTGGATAATATCACCCGTTTCGGTGCTGTAAACAATCCAAATCACCGCTTTAGCTCCGTAATTGATAAGCTGCGATCGGCAGTCGTTGTCGCCGCGCCTAGCGTAAATGCGTTGTCAATTCTTGCATACACATAAAATGTGTAAGTGCCGGCGGCTGGCTGGCCAACAACTTGAATGCGGCAAACATCAAAAAATTGAGGTGCTGCCGTGCCGTTTGCCATTTGCTGGCTAGAATAAAATTGGCTTGCCATGCCAGTAGCATTAGACGTTAGCACATACTGGATGCCGTAACGTGACGTTGATGAATTATTCGCCTGTGAGAAATTAAGAAATTGGCCTTCCGCAATTAGCGGCCCGCCGGTTGTTGTGAAACTTAACTGCTGAATTAGCGCCCAAGTTGAAAAGTCAGTTGATGCCGAAAACGGAATGTTGATTGATGTTGTGCTGTTGGCGATTGCCACATTTGACACAGCGCCTGACACAATTGCAGTGGTTGCAACGCGGTTGGTGTTGATGTTGCCGCTGCCGTTGATGGCTGCTGACACGCGGCCATCTGTCAATTCAGTTGGACGGCTGACAAGGTTAGTTGTCCAATCAGCGCCATCTGTTGCGCCAGGCTCAATCTGGCCCATCACCCAGCTTGCAGCGTTGCGGCTGTCAAAAACCACAGGCGGCACGGGTGTCACCTGTGCGCTCTCGTTGCGATCCCATGCGTAAATGCTGGCATCCTCTTCGCGCAATGTTAGCTCGATCGTGGCATCAGGGTTGAACGTCATTGCCCGAACGCGGAACAGCTTGCCCGTCCAGCCGCGCGCGTTTGACGTAACCGCAACCACCTGATTGCGCGTCAACTGCCAGCCGCGAACGCCAACTGTAACGTTAAACGTGCCTTGATACAGGTTGCGTTGTGCCGTTTGTTTGGCAATGCGTTCCGCCCGGCGTTGATCCTGCACAACAGACAATTCCAGCGTGTAGGGTCGCGGCGCAAGTGATGTGCGCGGAATGGACACCTCTGGATAATCCACCATGCTATACAATGACGTTGGGGTTGGCTCACTATAGCGGCCACGCACAACCGTAAATTGCTGGTCAATCGGCCCGGTTGGCTGCCATGAATAGCCGGAAACAAAATCATCATCAGTCAACGCCACCGGTGAAACCAAATCGTTTACCGAAACGCGCAGCGCAAGCCGCCCGCCGTCATCCACCAATTCGCCGTTCATGCCTTTCAGCAATTCGCCAATGACTGCAAGCGGATCATCTGCATCAGAGAATGCCCGCCCGGCTTCAAACCGGCGTTGCGTGCCACCGATCGAAAGAGCAATAGGCTCATCACACAAAGCCGCAGCAACCGCGAACGAAGCTAGATCAAGG